ATATTAAATCTACAGTATCACCAGGCTTATTCAAACGGACAAAACTGTATTGTTTTCCTCTATATAAAAATATATAATCAGTTAAATAAGCGATTTCAACAATACCTTTTCCACCATTGATTACGGTTAACTCCGTTCCGAATGATTTTGAACCCGGACTGAAATAGAGAATAAGCAAAGTATCACTATCGCTCTTCACCACATAAATATTGCTTTTAGCAAGCAGTCGATGAGCATACCCCGACTCAATAATCGAT